CTATCCTAGGTGCGCGTAAATATTAAATCCGGTTGAAGTTCCGATTGTTACAGTGGTGGCGTTCAAGGCAATCTGACCGTTGCCGCCCAAGCCGCTTAAATCAGCTCGCACGACAGAGCCAGCTCCCGCAGTAAATAGCGCCAATCCCGTTTGGCCGGTTAGCTTCTGGAAAGTAACCCCGCCATCCAAGGAAACCACTACGTCCACGGTGAGAGCCCCGGTACCGCCAGTTGCGCCAACTGGTACTGCCTCGAAACAGACTTGGCCGCGCCAGTTCATAGACTGAGGGGGCATCCCGAAAGAGCCCATCTGCCCGGTTGTGTTGATAGCACCAGCAGCCGAAACATAGAGCGCTTCGTCAACGCCCACCCTTAGAGTCTTTTGTACTATGGACGCGTTTGCCATTCGTTAGTGTCCGAAGGCAACGAGTGCCGTAGTTACGGCGGAAGCACTGCCGCTAAATTCTGCCCCCGTGGAAGATACAAAATACTGCAACTTCCCGGTGCTCGAATTGATAATGGAGTAGGTTGCGCCTTGTCCATCAGTCCAGATCCCAACGGAACCGAACGTTGGAGGGGCCTGCAACTGAGAATCAGACGTGGAGGCGAAGGTGTTCAGGGTGAATAGCGCAGGACTCAACGTATAGCCGCCCGCGCCATAAGTACCGCTATCATTAAACGACGCGATAACCATGAACTCACTAGTAGCCCACGCCCACTTGTAAATTGGGGTTGAAGCTAGAGCCATTTATCCCTCCTCGGGGTAATCAGTTTCTTTAGAGGTTGTCGGGCCGTTGATCTTGTTAGAGAAGAACTTATCCAGGTTACTCTTTGCCTGGCTGAAAACTTCATCAACCCCGGCATCGGGTACCTGCCCGTAAATATCATCTTTGCTTGAATCTGCCATGTGATCTCCTTAAGGCTTAGGCTGCCATTTCTCAAGTTCTGATTGAGAAACGTCCTGGCCCTTAGAACTTTCGGATTCCCCTGTGGATTGGTTTTTACGCATGCACGCCAAGCCCATATCGGCAATCTTACGGCCCTGGCCCTCATGAATAGAGAGCTCAGGACCGTAAATGTCGCAGGACTTCTTGGCCATTAGTAGCCGCCCTGTACGCCAGAAGCTGGCACGGACAAGCCCGTGATAGCAGTGTTGGCGTTCGGGAAGTAGCAGCCAAGGTTTCCACGGAACTCAAGGAAGGCCTGGAAAGCATCGAGATACTGGCCGCTCGCGTTCACAACGCGGTTAAGGATCGATCCAGTGCGATCGTCAAAGCTCAGCTTGCGAGCCGTGACTTTCAGCATGGAATCCTTGTTCACGAAGTAAAGCGTGTCACGGGGAGCATCGGTGTCGATAACCCACGGCACACCCTCAAACGCATAAGCGGTGTAGCCCAGGTCCATCTTCATGGCCGTGCCCTCATACTGCTTCATGGTCCACCCCATATCGGCGAAGGCGTGAAGCTGGGCGCCATGCGACCAAATGCGGAGCTTGTTGAGATCCACCGCGCCGCGAGCCTGCTGAATCAACCAAATGCCCCTGCGCAGGTGATCGCGGGTAAGCGCCGGCGTTCCCGATAGCGGAATCACGTTGGCGTTATATTGCGGGTTGTTAACGCGGTTCACGTTCTGGAAGAAGGTGGCGAAGGAACCGTTGTCGATAATAACCTTCAATCCAGCCATCGCCTTGTTAAGCGAGTCAGTTGCGGAACCGCTGTTACCAGAGGCCGAAACGACCACGTCGCCAACCGCTGTTGCTGTTGCCGAAGACGCCGGGCCAATCACAAAGGTAACGTTACCGCCACCAGAGACGTTGGCAACCGTGCCGGCCGCGCCAAGCGTGTTGTTAATCGAGATAATCTGCGCCTGGAACTTGAGGGTTGTCAGCGCTGAGTTGTACACGCTGATGAACTGCCCTGGTCGAAGGTAACGAGCACCGTCACCAGAGCCCGTAGCATCAAGCGTGGCATTGATCGAAGTCGAAGGAGTGACGATGCTGCCAATCGTCGCCAGCTTGCCAGTGCCATCAAGGAAGCTGTAATAGTTCAGTTCCTTAATAGCCTGCACAACACCATTGCGGATGTTGAATGCAAGCGACTTAACGTAGTTCGTTACGTCTCCGCCCCCGCCAGCATCAAGAGCCGCGCCAGTGAATTGGATAGTCTTGGCGTAGCTATAGAAGCCAACGAGCGCACGCGAAACCTTTTCGGAATCGCCGGTCGGAAGCGCTCCACCATCGGCATACCATGTATGCACGCCGTTGGGAGCAAGGTGAATCGGAATCTCAAGCCCACGGTTAGAAATCATCGTGCCAGTGCCTTCAAACACATCGTTCCAAAGCACAGGCGCCGTATTGAACTGCTTTTCTACTCGAGGTGCAAAAACAATCTTAAAGATAGGATCTGCAGCAGACAGATCAAACTGAGGCATTGAATTGGCCTAGATAGGCCTCTGCTTTATCGCTTGTAGGCTGCGGCTATTTCTTTCTCGTTGATGTCGCCCCAGATCGGGTCCTGACCCGGCCTGGCTTGCGATGCCCCAGTAACGTTCTCGGAAGCAGGGGTGATTTCCTTGCTGCCAGAAGCTACTACTGCGGCGCGAGCAGCCGTCTCTTTTTGAGCAGTGGCCTTGGTTTCAGCAGTAACGCGGCGTGAGGCTTCCGCGAAGAACTTCGGCACGTCAGTAAAGTTACCCTGATTGATTCGACCGCGAGCGGCATTGTCGGTAAAGAGCATCTTTTCCGCCTTGAGGCGAATGTACTCTTTCGTCTGCTCTGGAAGGCTCTCCGGCAGCTTGGCAACAAGCGAATCGAAGGACTCGTTATAAGCCTTCGTTACTTCCGCTTGGCGCCGCGTTTCTACTTCGGCCTGCCGTTCCTTCTTGAGCGAATCGACTTCTCGCATCAGTGAATCAATCCGGCTATCTACTGCCGGGTCCGACTTGGGGGCATTGCTCTGGCCCCCGTTCGACTGTTCTGTGTTCATATACTTTCCCTTGCGGTTATACCAATCGTCAGACGCCACCTCGATGAACTTGTCAGCCATCTGAGGGTTAGTCTTGCGGAGTTCCTCAATAAACTGCTGAGGGTCATTCTGCAAAGAGTAGGCTATGGTTTCTAGCCACTGCTTCGCTTGAGTGAACTCCTTAGCGTTTTCTGGGGTGATTCCCAGATCGCGCATCGTCTGGTAAGCCGTAACGTCAGCATCTGTGAACTGGGGTTTGGCTTCCTCCACTGCTGGAGTCGCCTGTGTTTCCGCTGGCGTGGCCTGAGGTTCAGTCGCAACCTCGGGCTTTGCAGCGGATGCCAGTTCTTCAAAACTTAGTGGTTCGGACATAAATCTCCGGTTTTAAGTATAAACCTCTTCTTTTAGACTGTCAAGAATCTTGTCAACGGCTGTGTCGAATCCGCCAGCGCCGCCCCTAAATAGGCGCACCGTGGGATACCAGGGCATGCGATCGCCCTCTAGCCCAAACTTCCAGTCAGACCAAGTTCCAAGGGCTACCCAGGTTGGCTTACCCATTGCCGCTGCGAGGTGCATTACTGCCGTGTCCACGGTTATAACTAGGTCTAAGGCAGATATAAGATTCGCCGTTACGGTCCAGTCGAACGTATCAATGGTTAGGTCGCAATGCCAGCCGTCGAACGCATCCTGTAAGCGCCGATATGCCTTAACGGGCATACTGCGCAGGTCCACCCCATCCATGATGGCGCCCGCCTTGTGGCAGATCCCCACACCCATAATCTTGCTGCCCACTGGCCCCGGTGCCTTGATGTACGGGCCTTCCCACACAATCCCAAAGTGTAGTGGAAGGCTCATGCAAGAAATCCAATAGTCTGGCGTACTAACTGAATCAGGCTTATTGCCGCACCATTCCTGATGCGAAAACAGCGCCTCCAGGCTTGGCCTAACCGACATTATGACGTGAGCCCCGGCACGCTCGAGCAGGGGGATATACCTAGCCGTCATAAAGCAATCCCCGTGCCCGCCCTCTTCCACTACAAGGATAGTCTTGCCCTTCAGGTCCTCGCCCTGCCACTCGGGGAAGTACTGATCTAGCTTGAACCAACTGCGAGAGAGCCTGTAATGGTTGTGGAGGTAGAAGCCCAGCTTCCAATCACCCTTGCGCAGCAGCGCTTCAGAGTAAGCTACGCCTGCTGGCCGGCACGTAAGGTCCTCCATGTGCGCACCGAATAGCAGTGGGAAACCCATCTCAAAGCGGCCCTGCTGATTCCACATAAGGCCACGATTCATCAGCGCAATCGAGCGTTCAGTGTTCACCGCTGCACCACGTACAAATCCTCGCGCAGTTCTATCTGCCTAGGTTCAAAAAACTCTTCTATGGCCTTGGTAGCGCCCTTACAATCGAGCACTCCATAATCTTCCAGGATGCAAATACCGCCAGGGCTTATCAGGGGCCACATCCATTGGAAGGCCAGTTTGTAAGACTCGTACAAGTCGCAATCAAGGAACAGGGCCGCGATCGGCTGATTGAATGTGGGGAAAGTGTCCTTGAACTCTCCTCGCACTGGGACCAGATTCCCGAATGGCTTCATTGCTTCCAAGGTCTCGTAGTAGCATGCATCCCCGAAATCGCCGGCCTTATGCTGGTCCTCTGCCGTAACCTCTGGCATTCCAGCAAATGTATCGAAGGCATAAACCGTTTTATGCGGGGCAGCAAGAGCCATCGCCATTGCGGTACCACCCTTATAGCTTCCGCATTCAACGATGCAGCCAGGAACTTCTGACACTGACTCAACAAGCGCCATTAGGTTGGGAAGCCAGGCACAAGCCCACGCCCTAGATATTGCAACCTTGAGCAAATCAGCCGTGTCTACCATTACGCCTGCGCTGCTGCGCTGACCTAGATTGCCCTCGAGGGCCTACGTGCGCCCCATTCCCACCGCTTGGCTGTGGCTGGTGGGGCTTTGCCGCTGCGCCCTTCTGGCCGCGTTCATGCTGAAACTGGGGATTCTGGTTAGGATCTTGCCCACCCTGTTGCTGCCCCTGTTGGCCCTGCCCGCCCGCTTCAGTGTGCATTCCCTGCATGGCGCCCATAATCGCCATCTTGTTGGCCTTATTCTGCAGGTGCGCGATGAAATGCCCGTTGGCTCCCATCTTGTATTGCGGGTCCATGCCGTCAAATTCATCGCTATTCATGTGGTGGGCCAGCGTAGCCATGTGGGCATCATCGTCTTGGTGGATCATCGGCGGGGGAAACTGCCCGCCATTAGCCTTGGCACCGTCAATCTCTTTCTGCTGTACCTTGGTGTCCTCGCTGAACTGATCGAGCTCGGGCGGAATCTGGTAGTTCTCCATCACCTTGCGCCGAACCTGCGGGGGTAACTGGGGATTGAATGCCCCTACCGCGATTGCCTGATTGAGCGATTGCTGTTTGATTGGGTCAAGGGGAATGATGCGAGCCGTGATCTTGAACCGATTCGGGTCCAGCAATTCTCCGCGCAGCTTCTTAAACTCCCATTGGCCGTTAGGCCCCATGCTGGTGGCCACGCGATCGTCTAGCCAGTTCTCGGCATCTATCTTTAGTATCTGCCGCGCCCAAAGCTCGTTCTCCTCTTTGTACATGAGTTGAATGGGGGCTAATGTGCCCTGCGCTTGGGCTACGGCAGTTTGCTGCCCGCCGAAAGTGTTAATGCCTTCCTCGTGCTGTCCGATCGCAGCCGGGGATACACCCGAATGGAACTGCATGTTTTGGAGCCGTGTCTGGCGCCAGTTCCACACATCGTTGGAAATCTGCCCTCCAGGGAACCACTTAACCACCTGATCCAAGTTACGCTGTCCTAAGTTCTTAGCTTCAATCATGTAACCGGAATCATTGAGGAAGTTATTCTTATCGATGCGCTGGGTATCCGCAAGCATAAGCGGCATGGTGTTGTAATCGACATGCCTGAGTAACATGCGGTCGGTAGCGTCATAAGTCATCTGCTCGGGGATAAGATCATCGTCGCCATCGCCCCAGAAGCGCCCCTCAACATGGATGTGCTTGAAGTGGGTCCAGTGATCGTCCATTGACTCATTGCGGCTGGTGAGCAGGCAATCATTGGCCTTCGCGGCGTACATACCCTTCGGAAATTCCTTCTTTAGATCCGGGTCAAAGAAGTACTGATTGGGCCTGAACCAGCCTTCAATCAGGGGCAGTCTTGCTTCTGCTAGCGCTCGCTCGTACCAGCCCGGATATTGAGTAGGATCAGAAGGGAGATCCGGTACCGCCATCTGATAAATAAGCCCAATATCTTCGGTAGTGTTGGTGATTTCCCCTGGCATCTGATCCCCGCCGAAATTAGCCTTAGGGAACGTGGACTGCAGTGCTGCCTTATCCACCATGCGGACGCGAAGTAACTCGGGAGCCAAGCGCAAGTTCTTCACGCTAGATCTTACATACACCTCAAACGGCCATACTACTTCGGTCGATTCCTGGCCGCGAGGAAAGCTCGTAACTCCCTTTTGCTGGGGAATGGTAGCGAGCTGCGGCGGTTGGTTGTCCACTGGAACTGGTGCACTTGGTCCACAATTTGGGCACACTGCCACATTACCCAATCCTTGACTTCCGCAGGACTGGCAGGACCACGAGCCTTGATCCAGCTGGACTTCAACATCTTCATATACCGGGACCGTCGCGAGCCCATAGTTTTCATCTATGTTGTAATAGGTGTAGCGAAACGAGTTACCGTAAAGCCGTTTGTTCTGCGCTTCCATCGCCCTTAGCGCATCGAAACCAATGTTTTCCTTGCTTATATCGAGCGCGATTCTGGCCGCTTCTGCGATTCCCTGCGCTGTTGGATCTTCGCTAGTAGGCTGTGCAATGAACTCTGGAGCCGTCTGCACCTCCATCGCAACCCCATAGCGAATATAAGAGCGATAATAGTTAGAGGCAAAGCTATACTCAGCAGAATTAAGACCAATAGCGTCAAAAGACATGCCGACGTCGCTAAGTAGTGCATCGTGGTATCCAGTAAAGAAGAGATGGTTACGAAACCACTTGCGATGCAACTGCAGCTTCTCGTACTGAATCATCCAGTAACGCTGGTCTAGGAGCCACTTAATGCGCTCTACCTTTGTCCGCTCCCACGGATAACCGGAGAATACGCGCCTGTAATTGACGTCGATCCCGTCGCGCACGCTCGCGTCACGGGTGGGCTTCTTAGCCCCCTTGAACATCTGACCTAGACCGCCAAGGATGCCAGTTAGACCAGTGCCCATTACTTAGCTTTTCTCTGCGCCATTACTGTCCAAACCGCACTGCCGGGGATAGGTATTCTCACCTTGGGAGAGCCTTGTGGCCCTTGGGATTTGTCCATAATCTTGTTCACGGCTTCTGCTAAAGGGTGCTCCTCCGGGATAGCATCAAGGCCTTTAAGCTCGAGTAGCTTATTTATCAGACCCTTCTGAATGTGATTGTGATGTATCTCGCGCAGTATCAACACTACGGTTAAAGCGCCGATAGAGATATAAAAGGGCATCCCTCACCTCTGGGCTAGTCAGTTCGTCCCTGGTCGGTTCAGACCAGTTATCCGGTAATTTCTCATCCATTGTTCCCTCTATCCGGGTGACAGAGTTCGCAGGCCATGCGCGGCACGTTTGTATGGGAGTCAAACTCCCTCAGTTCCTCGTTCGCATATACGCGCCCGCATATCTGGCAGCGCACCGACCGATTGCCCATGAAGTGCTTCAGGGGAATCTTGGGCACGGCCAGCAGTTCTTCCATCTCTTGCTTGATTTGCCTTTCGATATGGTCAGAGGAGCTCATTTATGATTTTGACGGCTTCTCGCCACTTGAGTTCGTCATCGTCGCCCCAGAGGGAGCAGATGTCTCCGCAGGCAACGTCCGTTTGGAGGGCACGGCAGAAGCCCGTCGGACAATCCCATTTAGCCGTGTCGCCTTCGACAATGTAGTGGTCACAGTCATCTCCACCGTTCGTCCCACCGCAATTCGCCCCGCCAATCTCCTGGCCCACCTTCGGGGCATTTATCCACACAAGGTCCATGTAATCTGGGTCATTTGTGGCTCGGTACTTAGCGGGTCCCCGATTAGGCTCGCCGTACTGCTGCATTCCGCAGCAGGGCCAATACTCAATCTGCTTGCTGTCTGCCGTCGCTTCTTTCGGGTAAACGAATTTCTTGATAGGAATGCGAGAACCAATAAGCTGGCAGGAGCCAGGACTGACATTATAAAAGATGCAATTAGCGCATGACGCGGGCTCATTGTTCATCGACTCCGCAGTAGTAAAAAGCGCCTGGCCCTTCGTAGGAACCACAGGACTTGTAGAAGCAGGAAGAGACCATGCACGGCGCATAGCATTAACTTTGCGGATATTCTTTCCCTCGTAGACCGGGAAGCCGCCATCTTCGATGTTATCAGCCCTTGTCATCGTGCTTTTTCTGCATGGCGCGACCCTTGGCCGTTTCCTTATTGCCCTTCATCGCGCCCATATTATTCATGGCCCCGTAGACGTAGCGATCGGCAGCCTTTCCGCTCTTACCCTTCTTTGCGGCTGCCTTTTTTAGCTGCTTTTCGAGGAATTCTGGCATGGTTCACCAATTTCGCCCTTCACCGCCTCATTTAGCTCCCGCTGCATGGCATGGAGGGCCTTTGTAAGCTTGATTACAAACTGCCCTTCTAGGAAAACGGGCACTAAGTCGTCTCCCTTGCGCAGCAGCAGGCGCCATTTGTCCTGTCCATAGACGGGAAAGAGCGCTCTGCCGCCAGAAAGGTAGTATTCCCAGCCCTCAGGAGCCTCTAAGAGGTCCGTAAAGAGCATTTCGACCAATTCATCGCTTACTGGACATTCCATCAGAACACCCTAGCCTTATGAAGCCTGTTTAACTGCTTCTGCATCACACTATTTCGCACTGAAAAGAAGGGCGTCCGTTCAAGCCTGGCCGCTTTCCTCTGGATTTCGTCGTTCGCTTCCTTTTTCTGCCAGTACATCTTGGACATTAGCGGCAATTCGTCCCTTTCCCATTTTTTCGGGGCTTTGAGCTCGGCGGGAAGGGGCCTAAAAGTGTGAACAGCGTATCTGTCGGAGTCCGGAGAGTGCGAGTTTTCGTGTGCTGGCTCGTTTTTCGGGTTTCCGCTTCGATCTTTAGCCCACTTGTAACCCGAATATTCTCGTAGAGTATTGGAGCAAGACTTTGCAACAAACCACTTAGGGCTTCCTTCGATAGCGGGGTTGAAGGGGTGCACAAAGCGTTTATCAACGTGGAGATACTGGGCCATCTTGAAGAGGCCGGGTTTAACCTCTTTAATCGCCGGCGTGCCAGCGAGGTTGTAATCCTCGAGTTCGACCGCTGCGGCCCTTTGCGCATAGTCATAAGCTAGTCCGTCAATAGGGCGATTACCAAGTGCGTCCCAGATCTGCTCGGCAATGGGTGCAATTCTAAGATCTGAACCGTAAACTTCCGCGAATTTGTATAGGTAGCCGTTTGGCGCAACAGCAGTGAGTCCAATAGCCCAAGGATCTCCTTCCTCTCCGCCTCCGATATCGATGCCGATGATGACGGGCCATTCAACAGGGGGTGCATTCCGTCCGTTAAAGACTTGCCATTCTCGGGAGTCGTCATAGACGTGGGTTGGTTCGGTAAATTCCTTGTAAACAAGATCGGTAAAGTCTGAAAAATGCCCATAAATGAATCTATCCGCCCAGTCCTTGGGATAAAGAGCTAGTCTGCGCTCGTGATACTCGGGCGGCAAATGCACGTTCTCCATCGAAGATGCCGTTATCCCCCGGTAGTCCCGCTTCAGTTCCTCTTTCCTGTCCGGGTCAAAAAAGATGCGCCATTGCCAGTCATGGCCGGCCGGGTTAGAGGAGCCCCGGTAGATGCGCCGGAATGCCGTTTTACGCCTCAAGCGCCCCGTAAGCAGGTAGAAGACTTCCTCTGAGATCTCAGACTGCTCATCTACGAAAGCAGCGCTTAGGTTCATCGATCGGATGTGGCCCATCACCTTCGGGTCCGACACATCCAAGTGCTTGAACATCACGTTATGGCCGTTCGCAAACGTCCAAGTCTTCTTCGATTCCTGCCATTCGCCCGCGTCCGGCTCTACCAGCTCGAGGAACGTCCTCATCGTGGTGGCTTCTAAGGCGGGCATGTGCAGACGCCCTACCACGGTCAGCCCGTTCGCGTCCGCTAGCGAGTTCAGGATGCAAGCCCCCGCGAGCGATACCGTCTTGGCGCATCCCTCACCCCCGACATACGAACAGCCAAAGTGCTGGTCCATCAGGAATTGCTTCTGCTTCGGCATCCGACAAACATACCCAGGATCGTAGGCTCCGTTAGAGAAGCCCAAGGACTCCAGCAACTGCTCTAGCTCTAACTCTCCTTGGTAGTAACCCAACTAAACGATTCCCCCGCAGAGCGAACACCGCCAGCCCTTCTCAACTCCGTGGTCGCAAGCTGCCTTTCGTACGCTTCCCGCCTTCTTTCGTACGCTTCCCGCCTCCTCTCGAGATCCACCTGAGCCTCCGCCGCCTTCTTCACCTCTCGCGGCACCGCCCCCGTCCATCGCTTCGCTCTTCTCATTGCAGGCGCCCCTAATCCACTCCGAAACCGTCAGCCCCTCAGACCTAGCGGCCACCTGCCACCGCGCTAGCTCGTCCTCGTCTAACCGCATCTCAAATCGCTTGGCTTTTCGCATACGTACAGATTGTACGGCATTGGGCAAAGTTACGTACAGTGTTGTACGGACGGATTTTGGTGAAAATTGTATGGGGTAAGTACATGTGCTTGTGCTGGCCGGCCACATTTCGGGTGCTTCCCGGCTGCCCGGCCCACCCAGCAAAGTACTTTGTTTTCTTCTGGTATGATGTTTATACCCTTGGTTAACATACTGTCGCTTATCGGACGCACTACTCAGTATCTGCTTTAACATCTATAACTTGCGCAGGCTTATCAGCGTTTGGCTGTATCAGAATATTGATCGCAGCAGCTATATTGGGCCTGGCCGGCCTAGATTGCGCTGCATCCGGCCCTATTACTCGCATATCCTCTAAATAGCGTATCGCTAACGTGCCATCTTTTCTATGAGTTAGCGAATGGTCGAGTGCATCAAACGCGCGTGGCACTAACTCTAGAGCGCGGCCCCTATAGTTCTCAATTTGAGAATCAACGTCCGTCTCTCTCAGGATTGCCTTAGTCGTATTGATTGCAATGCCCAGATCCTTTGCAATGTGTGTAATAGCCTGTCCTTGAGCCCTACGTACTGCTACGGCTGTTTTGATTGCTGGCGCTTTGCGCGATCGCCGACGCGGTTTCGCTTTCTGTTCTACCGTAATTTGCTGATTGACAGCTGGTTGCTCGTTATGCATAAGTATTGTGAGGTGTCGTATGTTGACCGCTATTATCTTTCTGCTGGTTGCGATACCGCTTACCTGGCTCGAGATACGCGACGAAATGCGTGCCAAGGATCAAGTTGGTTCGTCATCGTCTAAACTGTCCCTATAGCGCATAAACTCCATTGAGATAAACTCGAATCCCTCAGCCTGTCTCGCCTTCGGCCTGCAATAGTGACAATAGTCGGAGCGCTTCTTAAAATTATATTTGAATGGTCTTTTGCATTCCAAACAAGTCTTTGGCATTCAATTGATTACAGCGTGCATTTTGTCTTTTCGCTAAACTTTCGCTCTCACTACTAAATACTACTTGACAATCGTATACGCCCTGCTATACTGAGCCACAGTTCAAGCTAGTAACTTGGACAAAAGGAGAAATCAAATGACAACCGCTGAGAAATTCCACTTCGTTCGAGATACGCAACGCTATATGCTGCAAGCCGCTAGGCTCGATAAGCCATCCGGTAGCTGGCCAGAATGGGTTGATTCTGCCGAATGGTATCTCAATAACGCCGCCTATGCGCTGCGAGCACAGATTCGCCGTGAAGCCAGCGAACCCACACTAGACCAATTGCGTGAAGCCTTGCTGCCCATCTTGCAATCCGCCGTTGATCCCCTGCTTGGCTGCTAAGGGAGATGAACATGCAAACTACTGAACATAAACAGCATATAGCCAAGTGCCAATCCCACAACCGCTGCCCGGAGTGCAACGCGGATACACAGCGCCGATTTGCAGGCAACGGTGAACCATTCCGCTATGCCCATGTAACTGAATACCTAGCATGGGTGAAACCTCGCGTTGAGGCTATCCGCGCTGGCGACAATAGCGTTAATGCTCGAATCTGGCAACGTGACTTCTTGCGAGCGCTACATAACCGCATTAACTCGCACATTACCAACCAGACGGGCCGAAAGCATGCCCCAGAATACGCAAAATATCACCTAGCCACGTATGGCAATGACTACCGCTTCTTGCACAACCTCTAACTGCCTTCGCTAGGGCCTTCGGGCTCCAGCGTAGCCAGTTAGTACCTGGTGAAACAAAGGAGAATGACCGTGACACACTATCTAGGCTGCAAATACGCAATACCCCACGAAGCCGGTTTAGCATCCGAAGCAAGAGCAGTTGGCAAGCGCTTGGCCGAATTGCTTGATGGGCTTGGAAACGTTAATTCCTTCATTATCGAGCAAGGTGAACTGGTTGAACAGTGCTGGCAGTTCAAAGTTGATCTTATCGAGAAACTAAAGGCTGATGGCTGGCGCATTAGCATTCCCAAGAACAATTACAAGGTGTTACCGCCAGTGTCTAAGAAGCGCAACAATCTCCCCGCAGGGAAGGCCTAGCGTCCTGCTGGGCCATTCTCGCCTTCCGGTGAGCGTTCGGGCCTTACTAACCCGCATGGCTGGCTTACGATAAGAGCCAGCCCCTTAAATAAACAATGCATTTAGCCTTAGTGAGTTAGATTGAATCGCAGGTAAACGCTTTAATAAGGAGATTACAATGGCAACTATGTGCAAATATGGCAATTGCTGCGAATATGAAACGTCAATATCACTAAACGGTTGCGGCTATCGATTGCGCTTCTGTTCATGGCTACATGCAGCAGGGGGAGCACTCGGCCATGCTAGCTACGCACAACGTGGTACTTGCCCAGAAGCCTACGATCTAATTGCGAATCAGGAATGGCGGAAACGGCGGAAAACTAACGATCGAAAGCAAACGCTTAAAAAGGAGAATGTTATGAGTGACCTTACCGAACAAGATAAGCAGTACATTGAAACCGCTAGCGTTTTCGACTTGCGAGCCGCTCTAGACCTGGCCCGTGCTGCAGACGATAGAAATTACGCATATGCCTTGGCAAAGGAGATACTTAGGCGGGAGGCTAGCGAGTCCGCTTGCCCTTCCTAAGCCGCCATACCTCAATCCCTACCAAGATCGTCACGCATAGGCCTGTCCATATTGCTGATAGCTGCTCCAGTACGCGCATGCCAAACATGAGAAAGGATAGAAACGGGCTAAATTCAATCAATTCTGCACATCCAAATAGAACATCAAATCCATACGCGGATCCGGCGCGCCTTGCTCGCTAACCCAGAATCCCCATGTGCCGTTAACCAGTTGCTCGGCATGCCCTTCATTAAAGAAGGTTTGCGGGCCGAATGTAAAGAGTTGCGTTACGCCATCGCTAGCCCTCGACCAGCCCTTTTGTAGCGGTACAGCTGACCCTGCGCCCATTGGCTGTAAGTAATAGGAGCTGCCAGCGTTCAATGTCAATGGATTTGCGAAGTAGAAGGGACTCCATCCATTCGGCACTGCGGGAGGATATAGTACGGCTGTAGTACCTGCGATGCTGATTGTGCCTGGTCCTGCAAATCCACGCAAACTAAGTGCCCCACTGGTAACGACAATAGTTTTACTCGGGGTGATTGCCTGTCGTGCATTAGGCAAAGCCACGGAGGCACCATTAGCAACATCCACATACCCAATACCTTGAGCACTCGGAGACTTCGCAATATCAACGGTCGAAGCATATAGCACTTCCCACATTGGCACGTTTGTAGGGTGTGGTTGGCCATTCAATAGCGCCAGGTTCGGCGCGTCCAACAACGGGTCGACTTGAGCCACAGCCAGGCCATCCACACTGCGCCAATTATTAATACAATCATCAGCCGTATTCTCGACGATGATCGCATAAGACCTGCCAGCGACTAACGGGGCGCCAATCGGGAAGCTAGCTATTGCGTACGGGTCAGTGTTGTTCTGGAATATATTGCCCGTATACGGCCCCACTGTTACCTGTATGTCGCCGCCGTTGCCTGTCGTGTAACCTGCTCTAATTGGGGAGGTTAGCCTTAACCCAATAATAGGCTCGCTGCGTGTGGCCTCGAACGTCCACGATACTGATCCACTCCGGCTATTGAGTGGGATATTGCTTAGGCTGTCTGCCCTTAAATTTGGTCCGTATCTCAAAGCTTCGCTGCCATTGCCTCAGGCGTCTCTAGTAGTTCTCTTTTGCGTCTGCCTTTGTGCTCCCAGTACGAACGAACCAGGGAGAAACCTTCTTAGCTTCCTAGCGTTCTCAACACTGGGCTTACCTCAATCACCGCTAGCCTCTATTGCCAATTGCCGCTCGATCTCCTTGGGAATGGAATGCTCTGTCGGCATTAGCTCTTTACGTCGCCTGCCGCCATATTCAAACCAATACCATCCATCCCAATACATTCTCTGAGGCTTACTATCTTCCTGCTCGGATCTGTAACGCTCGGCAAACTCTTTAGTGGTAGCACCGCTAGCCACAATGTGCGGCCTTGCTGGCCGGCCAAAGCGCACTGTTTTACGCACTACCTCACGCGGTATAACCCATTCTAGTTCACCAGTTTCAATCAAATGACGCGCACGTCGTAAGCTAATGTAAAACCTTGGTTTATCACCGACTTCAGCCGATATGCTTAGGACCTTTATGTCGTTTGGCAAGATTCGTCACTTACGCCCTGGATTATATAAACGCCTGATTTCATTAGCTTTAGAATGTCGGTGTTTTCTCCGCCAATCAAAAACTCATATACGGGCAAACCGACATCTTCAAGAACACCCGCCCTGTAGAGCAGTTTTCTCTTCATCTTTCGGACCCTAACTTCGGGATTTTATGTCTTTCTTACTAAAAACTTTAGGCCGGCGAGATTCGGGCTCTTATAGTACCCGCGCAGATACCATAATTAAACCGGCCTAAAGCCTAGTGGGCTATGCAAAAAAGACTTCATAGGCCCGTTGCCGCCCTAACTTGCCCTTCAAACTGCTGGATTTCGCTCTTGGTTGGTGTCGCACCCGCAACCATTGGCGCGGCAGGAGTCATTTGATTGAATTGCGCCATGACTTGGTGCAGCACGTTCGATACTACCGAGACCACCAAGTTATACTCTGCGATCGTCTGTGGGTTAGTGTATCTGAGCGCTTCAGCTGCTTGCTGGTTATGGTAGAAACTATCAGCTAACAGGCTTAGACACGCCACAAACTTTCCTGCCGTGGGTAGCTTAGTCTGTAATACGTTATCGATACAAGACTTGTAAGCATGGTTGGCCGAACCAAGTAGGCCAAGTTGCGCGGTTAGTGTCTGGCCCTCGCTAGCAGGTATCTTACCAGCTGCCACAAGGGAAGGAACAACGCCCAAGCCGATCGTAACAGCCCCGTCGATAGCCACATAGGCTGCATCGGCTTTTTGGTAATCACTTTGCTTACAGGCGGTAAGGGAGAGGGCTAGTAGGAGGAGCGCAGTCAGGGAGTTTCGCATGTACAAGCCCTCGCTTGCTGATTTAGTGGTACTAGCCGTTAATATTCTATTTTTATTCGATAGGCGTGTCAAGTGCCAAACCCTCCATTTAGCAACACAAAGGAACATTTCTATTCCCCTGTGTTGCCGGTCGAGTGTTGCCGGTCGAGAGTCTAAGGAATCACGGCCGTGGGAATTAACAGGGCCAGGGTAATTAGGGCTGTTCTCATTGGTTCACCGTCACGCTGAACGTAAGCAACAGCGCGTGATGCCAGCAGCGGTTACTGCACACTCTTTCATCCTTCCACGTCCCATAAGCTGCGCCAGAGTGGGTAGCTCCACCGCTGTCGGTCTGCTCCCACTCGAACCGGAACGAGTTGGAGTTGGAGTAGTCCCACTGCGTAATCGAACCGTAGGGGTTGTATGGTACGTTGGGAAGTGCCATGCCTTCGCGTAGAGAGTTAAAAATGAACGCTGTGCCAGAAGGGGTGCCGCTAGCATCATCCAAAGGCACTCCTCGGCATACTGATCCTTCGAAGCTAGGTATTGGGTAATATCCAGCCGCGTCACACAGGAACGGGCTGGTCATTGTGTAGGTTTGTGCATGTACTGCTGTTGCGCCCAGGACTAGCAGGGCTACCACTAACGCTGCTCTTTTCATCCTTCCTCCTTATTTGGCGGGGACACTCTCGGAAGTTCATTCCAATACATGCGTGCTGCCATAATTTTCTCGTGGGGATAACCCAATTGATTCATATCGGCCATAAACCCGAGCAAATCCCCGTCGATAATTTTCCTTTCGATGTGAGTCTTCTTCATATGGCATGGCAAACACAGACACAGTAAATTCACTTCATCATCACGATAAACTAAGCGGTATGGGATTATGTGATCCACGCATAATTTCTTGCTTTTAGTCTCTTTCCATCCACACACTTGGCAGATATGGCTGTCTCGAGCCCTTATCTTCCTAACCAATGCTTTCCATTCAATGGTGGTTACTCTAGTCTTGGGATTGTGGCTACCCCTCCATAGATGGCTATTCGCTCCACGCTGAAACTTATAGAAGCACTCACGGGAACAAAAGAATGATTTCGTTCTTGCGGCATCTGCATGCGTTCTTTTAAATGACTTTCCACAGTGTTTGCAAATGCAATCTCTTTTGTAGGATTGCCACCGGCAAGCGTAAGAACAAAAAGAGCTAACGGCAAAATTGCATGGATAAACACTAAACTGCTTCTTACAGCTTTTGCACGCCTTTGTAGTCTTATTGCGACGACGTAAACCGGCGCATTGGCGGGAGCAAAAAAATCCACTATCACTCCCGCTACTACGCTTCCTCTGGAATGATCTGTGGCAATGCCTACACGTGCGGGCAAGCATTAGTCAGCATCCTCCGTCCTTGGATCTCTCTCTGGCTCGATCATCCAATACCGCAATTCATTCTGCGCGTAGCCGCTGTCAATCTGCTCGGGCGAGTACCGCAATACCTTCCAGCCCATGAGCGTGGCGTAATTGTATTTCTCCATGTCGCCTAGGAAGCCCTTGCCCCTCGTGTGCCTACCCCTAACCCATATCGCGCCCTCGATCTCAACAGCCAGCGCGTGATCTGGCATGCAGAAGTCAAATAGCCACTTGCGTGTTTCGCAGAACTTGTATTCGGTTACAACCTTCTCAAACTTAAGCTCTTTCAAGTGCTGTAAAAAGAGTAACTTCCGCTGCTCCTGCTCCGCTTTGTAGTCGCGCTTTGGCTTCCGCTTCGGCTTTTTCACGTCTCTTTCGCTCCCTGTATGCTCTCTGCCACTTATTCACTGCTATCTTGTTGCGCCGGCGTGTCTCTTTCTCGCCTGCGTTACCTAGCGGATCGAGCCGCTCGGACCAGAATATGGGCTTGCCGTTATAGCAGTCCTTGCACATCGGCGTCCCGTCGATAACGCGCTCCGCCTTTACTTCCACGCCTTTACGCTGCCAGTGGTAGAAGCACTTCACAGAACCCCCAAGTACATACGCACGATCCGGCGCCACTCGGCGCTATGCCTAGCTTCTTTGCCAACATAGCCGCCCGATCGGTACAGCTGCGTCTTTCTGCGGTGGTAGTGCGGGTTACGCTTGCGCCATGCCACTTGGTATGCTTTACGCTCTGCCTTAGTCATCGCTCTATGCACCTCGGCATTATGGTTGGGGCAATCTGGGCACTGCGAAGTTTAGCCACGGCCTCTCCTTGTGAGCCTTGATACACTCTTTAGCCTCTTCCTCCGATAAGCATGCTGCCGTCCAACCACACGCACACCTACCTCCCCACTTCCGCGCTGCTGGCCACTCCGCGTAGATAAGTTCCGGTTCGCATCTCTCGCAGGATGTCATCGGCTGGCCTTCCGGTTCTCTCGCTTTCTTCTATGGCATCTAAAATGTTATTTACATGGTAAGAAGGTTCTAAAGGACGGTTCTTTGATTCGGGTGCAATAGCTATTGCGTCATGAGGTGCAAGATTTTGCGTCATGAGCACCGGATTTTGCGTCATGCCACTTTTTGACTGACGCAAACTTTGCGTCATGGGTATAGTGTAAAGATTACAACCATGCGGGCCGCCGTCAGCTTCCACTACAAGCTCCCCAGACTCCTTCAACGCGGCTATGCAATACTGTACGCCACGCTCGCTCATGCGTGTTTCCCGCGCCAGGGTCTGGATCGACGGGTAGCTTCCACTACCATCAGCGTGTGCATGATTGGCTATCATTAGAAGAGTCAACAAATAGCTACCCTTCTGCTTGGAATTTTCTATGACGTAGGAGATGGCCTGAACCGACACTTAACGCCTCCATATAGGCGATTGAAGGGCGAGTGATATGGCACCCGCCCCCCAAAGTTCGGCTCGACGGATGTGGAGTCAGCCGCTTGTACTTTTGTTTATACATCAGTTACCGCCCATGTCAAGTGTTTTCGCATTTTATTTGCCCCAGTCCAGAAAGGGGCCATCTGGTGGGTACTCCAGAGCGCACCACTGGCATTAGAGAGCGCAACATCCTGCCAGATATGTCGCTCATGTGTTGCGACCATGGGAGTACCCAACAAATGACCCTCTCATTTGCCCGCGGAGAGGGGCTTAATTCGCCAAGTTCCAGGCTTCTTTAGTCCGATGGTTCCATCTCGGAGCTCGTAGCGCAGCCAGAGACCTCCTTTTTCGCCAAGCCAGCGGGTCTCTGTAACCGCCCGCTGAACATCCACCCACGAACCGTCAGATTCCTGTATTTGGTACTTTGTCTTTTCGCTCATCTCCCCCTCCACTACTTATCGCAAAGCTTGCCATTTCTCACATATCTAATGACCATTCCCTGCAACGCCGCCCCCATTGGAGTTAGATTGGTGGGAATCCATAAGTTTCCATCGGAATCCTTGACCGCTCCGCCCCTGCCCTGGTTAATTACATCCTTACCAGCAGCTATATCCCATATAGAAAAAGGCACTATGTCCTTGCAACTCATTTGCCCCTCCACTGCCAGTAATACTCACCCTCGATCCGCCATAGCCGCCACAGGCCTATTTGCCAGCACATACAGCCCCGTAGAGGCACGCGCTTGATTCTCATGCCCCAATCACCGGATCACTGCCTACAATCGTCCCTGGAGCGCCCTTGTATTGCTCGAAGTGGGGCGTAGGGCGAGGCACGGGCCCGTCGTCGCTAAGCCACCACGTAGCGCACATCAAGGCTAGGATTACCGCTGCACAGAACGTGAGCCAGTGCTTTTTCACTTGCCGCTCCTTACTAGGGCTATGTTATTAACACTGCATCCGATATGTACGGCGCTAGCTGCCACCTGTAACCACTTAAGCCTGTGCCAGCGATGCGCTAGATAGGCCGCTCCAGCCACTTCTAAGGCCCCTCCAGCAATCATTACGGGCATGCTGGGCCTACGGCCCGCGATACTGCGGACCAGCGGATCGGTTTCGACGTATCCCCACCGCTCGAATTGGTGGGTGCTGTAGATGTCCATCCCTACGCTAATAGCGTGGGCAACGATGAAGGGCTTGTCGCTCTTAGGCTTGATAATGTCTTGGGCGGATGCTGGGATTGCGCATAAGGCAAAGATAAGTAGTGTTCTCATTGTCCTAACTCCGCCCACCACTTAACCAGCAACACTACCCCACAGAACACAACAAGCAGGATGAACATATCGGCTAGCAGCGTAACGCCCGTGAAGCGCACTTCTCTCATGGCTTAATCACCGGCCACAGCATCCATAGAAACGCCACAAGTAACCCGGCAGCAAAGCCGCACGCCGCCCCTCCCCAGAAACAGCCCCGCATGATCCACTTAAGCGAGCGCCGAGTTACCCAGTATTCGGGCTTTTTGTCCTTTGCATCCGTGTTGAGCACATCTAGTTCGCGGGTTACTCCGCTTAGTTCGGCAAGCCATTTGTAATGTTCTTGCATAGCTCCACCTCCAGTTCGTCTATCTCTTGATCCTTGCTGCTCACCATCTCGACGTACTGCCTCTCAAGTGCTGTTAACTCAACTTCCAAAATCCTTACTAGGTCCTTGATGAATCTCACCTGTTTCTCCGTATCCGTTTTCATGTTCTCCCCCCAAGGCTCGTATTGTGTCTTGCTGTACTGCTCCCAATACCGCAACCATTGCGTGCAACATTATTGTTTTGTTGGGGATAAGCGATAGCCAGCGCTCCTTTTCGGCATGCCACTCGCTATATCCTTGCTCGTCCACTTCGAATACGATCCGCCGGTGCTTCTCTTTGTTGACTCTGCGCCGTTGCGCCTCCTTTCTGGGTAGGAATAACTCCGCTGGCTCGTTGCTGTGGCCTTTCTCGATCAGAAACTGGCAATGAGCCTTAACGTCTGCGACTGTTCTCATGAATGCGCTTCCGCCTCTTCTCTCGTTATGTAGAAATGAATGCCCCCGCCACATTCGGCCCAGCGATCCTCTTGCCATTTGTCGCAATGTACCCACTTTCCTACGTGGTACTTGCACGTGGGATCATGCAGCGACACCCCAAACTCCGCTCCGATTACCTCTAGCACCTTGGCTTTTTCCGCTCGGCACTTGCGCCCGGTTGCGTTTGAACGCTTTGCGCTTGATGGAATGAATAATTTTACAATTACATTGCCATGGCATTTCTTCCAAGCAAAGAAAGGTCCGACACTTGGAACAATTAAGAGCTGCGCCATTCCGAGGGGATCTAATTTCGCCCCGCCAAGGTTCGCCCCGCGAAGGTCCGCCCCGCGAAGGTCCGCAAGAGTTCCCTTGAAGATCTCTTTCCCTTCGAAGTTCCTGATGATTAGTTCTTTGCTCATCGCGCTTCCCTTACTTCCATGCCCCACTCGCCGACGATCTTGTCGAGCAACGCCCGCATTTTCTCTTCGGGCACATAGCAGGAGTTGGGAGAGCCGATGTTCTTAGAGCGATAGTCCCTGAACACCTCAAGCAGGCTATTGGCCTCTAGCGTGGAAAGCACTGAGGCGTACTCCTTGACGTTAGTCCACTTGGCATAGTTATGGTTGTGTTCTTCGGGGTAGGTAAACTCGAGGATGGGCTTTGTAAGAGACTTTGCGGCAGCTTTCTTGGCCTCCATCTCGGCCACCTTCGCCTTGCCTGTGGCTTGGGCTTGCTCTCTGGAGCCTATGCCGCTTGCTGCGTTGCCATCGTCGTCCTCAGTGGCTAGGCATCCCATAGAACTAAGCCCGTAGCGCCTCGCATAGGTAATAGCTGTGCAAACTGTCTGAGCGTCGAAGCGGTCCCTGTTAACCGCCGGTATACCCAAGTCCTCTTCAAAGAACTCACCAGACTTGTGCTGCAAGCGAGTAGTTACCACCACTAACTGACCCTCTAGCCTAGCTGGCTGCAACACGGCAATACCGTTCCTGTTGAGTGGGGGAAGTATCGTCTCGATTACGCTGGCAATGTCCGCGTACTTGCTTCGGTATGCCGGATTTTGGCTAAGTTTCTTAGCTGCTTCAAACTCAGACTGAGCCCGAACGAAAGCCTCAGAGATAGCCGCTATGCTAGGGCTTGTCCTGAATGCTCCCGGTATCACTTGCAACGTTACTGCTTCGCTTGATTCGCTCATATTCCCTTATCACCTCCTTGAATGTGTCAGCCTTCGTCACGGCAGTTTTGCACTCGCTAACGCGCATCCCCAATTTGAGGGTAAGTTCGTAATCCGCCCTCGCCCGCAGCCAATCTAAAAACTCATCCCTCATCTAAGCTCACCACGTGCCACTTGCACTTACTCCACAGGTTCGTTACTTCGATTACCCGCTCATCGGCGGGGACGTTTTCCTCTTCCTCTGCCCGATGTACTGCTTCAACTTCTTGCCTGTCATAGCGATCCATGAGTCCTCCCTACATAGTTCTACTGGTACTGTACTGGAACTCTTTACCGACAAACAAAAGGCGAAAGTCGGGGGCAAAAAAAGTAGCCCCAATCGTGGCGGCTACCTTTCTTATCATTCTTCGTAAAAACCATTGGTCGCCTTGGCCCGTTCAAGGTACTGCTCCATCGCTTCGGCCACCACAAACTGAATTTTCTGCCCCCTTCTCGCCGCAAGCGCCTTGAACCGTGCCCATAGCACCTTCTTAACCTTAATAGAAGCCACCATGTATCCTGTCGCCATAGCAATTGCTCCTTTTATTATCCCCATTTCGTTCCCATTTGGTGGGCCTCCCAT